CCGGCTCGAGGCTCGCGATGGCGGCCCCATCACTGTCTGCCTCGCCCTCTCCCATCATCGGGTCTTCCGGAGCGGTCTTGGTGATGAAGCCCGCGAACATCGCCGCGGTCTTCTTCCGGTCGAGCTCAGCGTCGTCGTACTGGTCGAGCAGGAACAGCCGCACCATCGCCGGCGCGATATGCGGCAGCCCCCGGATCTGGCCCGCGTCGATGGGCCGGTAGATGTGCAGCACATCTTCGGCCGGCACGCGCACAGTGTCGGGCACCGCCACTCGCTGGTCGGTACTGTCGCCCGGGTGGCGCCGCCGGAAGTGATAGGCCACACGCCGCCCGATGAGGTCGAACTCGATCCCGCAGCGGATGCGGTTTCCATTCGGGTCCGTCTCGGTTTTCTCGAAGGGCAGCATCTCCGATTGCAGAAGCTGCAATTGCAGCGGGACCAGCAGCCCGTCTTCCGCGCGCCGCGGGCGCAAGCGCACAAAACACTCGCCCGCCACAAACATCTCGCGTGCGACCATGGCCTGCAGGCCGTAGAAATCCGTCAGCCCATCAGCATCGGCCTCATCTGTCCAGGCAAGCCAGAGCTTCTGGACCCGGTCGCGCAGCGCCGCATCCGTGATCAGCGAGGACGGCTTGATCCCATCGCCCACCAGGTTCGCGGCAAAGGCTTCGCAGGCATTGGCCGCATAGCCATTGGTCACCACCAGTTCCCGCGAGCGAGCCAAGAGGCGCGGGCCGCCCGAGGCGACCAGCGCGTTGATGTTTTCCAAGGGCGGGTTCCAGCCCCGGAGCCGTCGCTTGGCCATCGCGCCCTCAAGCCGCGCGCGCACGGCCTCAGGGCCGCCCGGCTTGGGGCCGCGGAAGATATTAAAGAACGCCATGGTGATCAGAGGCCCTTGGTCGCCGTCACGCGCACGTGGCGCACGATCCGCCGCCCCTCGGCTGCTGCGATCTCGCGGTCGAGCGCCTCGATGGCCCGGTCGATCTCAGCCACGCTGCGATAGTCCACCGTCTTGCCGTCATAGCTGACCCGGGCCACGCCCGAGGCGCGCTGTGCCGCCAGCGCCTCGCGGCGCGCGCGCAGGTCGGATAGTGTGGGCATTTACATTGCTCCGATCGCAGGATTTGGTACGGCACAGACCAGCTGACGAGGCCAGCCAATGACACCCGACGAAATCATGATGGAATTCTCTCATGAGGGCGTTTTCCCAGAAGCCGCGATGCGCGCGGCAACCGCGCATCGTGAGGTCATGACGCCAATCTTCATTGAGCTCATCACTCGCCTTTCCAGCTGCCCAATGTCTGACGTGACCCCGGCCGAGGACTGGCAATTGGCGCCGGCGCTACACCTCTTGGCAGAATGGCGCGAACCCAAAGCGTACAAACCGTTCTTGACCATGATGCAGCGTGATGAGATCGCGCTCGACTACCTGCTCGGGGACACGGTGACTGAATCCGCCGATCGTATCATGGCAAGCGTATTCGATGGCGATCTTGCGCCGCTGATGGCAGCTGTTGAAGACGCCGACGCCTTTGACTTCGCGCGTGCAAGCATGCTTCGGGCGTTGGTTTTCATATCACTTGAGCACAAAAACCAGCGTCCCGATGTGGAAGCCTTCCTTCGGGATTTTCGTCATCAGAACGACGATTTGTCAGAGGACCTGTTATACAGCTGGGCTGCCGGCATCGCAGCGCTTGGAATGGAGGACATGGTTGAGCAGGTGCGTTCCACCTTCAAACTTGGTGACATATCCCCATTTTTAGCAGGCTTTGAGCACTTCGAAGCTGAGCTTCAAGAAGCACTTCGTAATCCCGACAGGTCAGCATTCCAGAAAAATGGTCCTTTCGTCATTGAAAGCGCCATTGATGAGATGCAGTGGTGGTATTGCTACTCCGAAGAATACCGCGAGAAAAAGCGCAAGGATGCAGTACGCAACGTCTTGGACATCATGCCCCGACAAGAACTCGACGTTGCACCTCGAGTCAACATCGGCCGCAATGATCCTTGTCCCTGTGGCAGCGGCAAGAAGTTCAAAAAATGCTGTCTGCACTGAGACAGACTGCACCCGTCATTGGTCACCCCATATAACTCGATCGCGCAACGCGGCGCACCTGTGCCCTGCGGGCGGGGTGACGGCCTGCCGCCGGACCCGCCTCCGCCATTTCAACAACCGCAAACTGCGCCGCGAGTTCTTCCCACCTCGCGTCTGACCATCGATCAGCCCCGAGGATCCAAGCGGCGGCCCGCGCATAGACGCGGCAATCCAGCGCTTCGTTCCGCTCGCGCAGCTTCTGCCATTCGAGCTTGGCGAAGCCGCGCTTGTTCTTGACCGTGACCAGCTGCTCGGCCGTCAGCTGTTTGAGCCATTCGCTATCCGCCCAGCTTGGCAGATGCACCGTACCCGCCGGGAACGACGCACCGGCAGCGATCTCTTCCGGCGTCGGGCGATCCTGGCGGAGGAAGCGATAGGTCTCGGCCTTGAAGGTCGAAGTGGCCACGGACCAGAGTCGAGCGCCCCGTCGCAGGCGCTTGCCGCCGATGGTCGCATCGACATAGGTCGGCCCCGTCACCGGGCTTGCCCGATTGAAGCCCTCAAGCCCCTTGACTGGGGCCACCTGTGCAAACCCGACCTGCCGTGCCCAAGCGTAGACGGCGCTGGTTTCATAGCCCGTGTCGATCGCCAGCCGCGTGATGGTCTGATGCTGGCCGCTGGCATGCGCCCATGACCGACCCAGCAGATCCGTCAGCTGCTGCCAGCAGGCCGGGTCGCCCGGGCCGCCGTCGATGACGATGTGATCAATGAGCCAGCTTTGCAGGCCCTTGCCCCAGGCCCAGACATCGACCTCGATCCGGTCTTTCTGAACGTCGGCCCCGGCCGTCAGAAACAGCCCGCCCGCCGGCACCGTGCCTGCGCGCCAATCCTCCTTCAGCCCCTGTAGCCGCTGCCAGTCAGGCGCCTCGCCACTTTCCATCCAGGTCTCGCCGAGCGAGGTGTTGACGAAGGTCTTCATCGTCTCGTCGCCACCGGCGCGTGCCGAGAGAAACGCCTTTGCCATGGCCTCGAGCCGCACCCAAGGCGAATAAATCTCGTTCAGATGGAAGCCGGCTGTTCCGTTGAACGGCGCGTCGGCGATCCAGCGGCCCTTGGAGATCGCTGCCCAGCGGGTCTCATCCTTCCAAGCGGTGTCGCAGTCAGCGCAGTGGTAGCGCGCGGTTTCCGGTCGGTGGGTGCCGGTCTCATCCTTGTCCCATTTGACCTGTTCCCAAGTCAGGATTTGTTCATGGCCACAGTCAGGGCATGGCACCCAGAACCGGCGCTGGTCGCTTTCCGCGAATGCCGCCTCGATCCGGCTCGCACCCTTGTTGGTCGGCGTTGAGACCAGCACAATCTTGCGGTTCCAGAACGTCACCGTCCGCTTCTTCGCGAGGTTGACTGGGTCGCCCTCGGCCCCTGCGCTAAACGGATAGCGGTCAACCTCGTCGCAGAGTAGCAGCCGGATCGGACGGCTCGCCAACCCCGACGGCGCGTTGGCCCCGACGATTGTCAAATGCCCGCCCGGGAAGCGCTTATGCAGGATCTTGTTGTTGCCGTCCCGCGAGCGCGGATCGGCGATCTTGCCCTGCAAGCACGGCGTGTCGCGTGCCATCGGCGAGAAGCGGTCCTTTGACCAGGTTTCCGCATCGCGCTCGGTCGGCATCACCACCATGATTGGCGCCGGGTCCTGGTCGATGTGGTAGCCGACGCAGTTGTTGACCATTTCCGTCTTGCCCACCTGTGAACTGGACATGATGACGACGGTTTCGGTGGCCGGATCCGAGACCGCCTCCATGATCCCGCGCTGGTATTCGGCGCGGCTCGTGCGCCACTGCCCCGGCTCGGCGCTGGCCTCAGAGCTCAGCCGGCGGTTCTGGTCTGCCCAGTCGCTGATGGTCAGGTCCGGCGGCGGCTTCAGAACCGCCAGGGCCTTCGCCACCGTCCGCTTCAGGATCGGTGATCCCCTCAATTTCAGGGTCGGCTTCAAGTTCAATGTCTGGCTGCGCGAGATCATCGAGCACCTCGCGGATGGCGGCGCGGATCAGGGTCCGGGTGTCTCCGACGGTTGATTGTTCAAAGGCCCGAGGCGCCAGC